GTATCAATATCTTGGTTAGTACAAAATACTTTATCAAGATACACTAAATCCGTATTATTCTTGATAGTCATGGTGTAAAAATGTCCTTGCTCTAAGGCAACAATTTTACTAAATTTTAAATAGAAACTCTCAGCAGTACAAGTAATTGCATACTCAACTTCTACATTGGTAGTTTCGTTGCGCAAAAATAACTTGTTAGCAGTTGCAATTCTTGTAGGTATAAATTTAACCTCTTGCGCTAATGCTGATTCTCTCAATATTATCATAATTAATAAACGATAATAGTATAGGTTTGTTTTTAAATGAAAAAGGGCAGGACATCTGCCTACCCAATTTCAAACCCTAAAAAAACAACTAAAATTAAACTCCTGATACAACCGTAAAGCCAGCAGTAGTCAATGATGTAATGATAAAGTTAGCAGGAACATTCTCTTGTCCTGACAATACCAAAGTATAGCCTGACAAATCTCCCATCGCAGCACCAGTAACGATTGTGCCTCCGCTTACTTCCATTCCATGCTCTAATCCACACCAAAAATAGTTATCGTTGTTATCTTGAACAATAACTTGTGGTCTACCGTAAGCAAGCAATTTGATTTGCTTATGGTCTTTAATGGTTAATTTCTTCAAAGTCAAGTTTAGAGTTTGCTCAAAGAAAGTAGTACCATTCTCTCGTGATGAAGTGATTGTCTGCTCAAAAGATGAGTTTCCTTTCAAATCATACTTGTATGCAGTTGGAGTACCAGCTACCGCAGTAATAGCATCCGTATCGGTAGCATCGTATGTTACCCCAGTAGCATCGCCCCAGTTAACAAAGTAAACGGCCTTTAATCCTCCGTTACTTGTTTTGCAAGGCTCTAATCTACCTAATGAAATATCGCAAGACATATTTAAAAATTTAAATGATGAAAATAAGCACCCCCAATTAAGGAGGTGCTATAAAATGCTATTAGTTAGCAGCGTTAGTGATACCGTAAGTTACGATATCCTCAACGATTCCGTACTGAACACCAGCAGTCAATCGCATTACCACACGAACATTTTGTGATCCATCAATGTCAGACATATCAATTAACTTAACCTCTGTGTGGTCAGTTAATAAACCAGTTCCGAAGAATAAGTTGTCCTTAGTAGTAGCGATTGCTTTGTTAGCAGCCATACCATTTGCTACGAAGATTTTAACACCATCGAAAGACAATGAGCCATTGTTGTACCATTGAGTTCCCAAAGCGTTAGTACCATTAGCACCTAAGCCTGATGCACCAAATCCACCCAAAGCACGAACATAAGCACGAGCAATGTTTTGAGATACATAAAGGTACAAGCCATCGTTTCCGTAAAGAGAAGCAGGGATTGCATCAACAATCTTGCCTAACTCAGCAACAACATTTGAAGAAGTAACGGTAGTACCAGCAACTTCTTGTGCAGCAGGAAGAGCAGCATCAGCAGCCAATAAAGTAGCGAAACCATCAAACTCACCAGCGTTAGCAGTAACACCTGACCAAATGTTTGTTTCGTTCTTTGCAGCAACCTTAGCAGCAACATGAGCAACTAAGAAATCAGCGAAAGATGTAGGCAATACATCGAATGCACTATATCCTTGTTGTGCAGATAAGAAATCTGAGTGGAAATCTTTCTTGCAAAGTTGCAAGTTAACTTGGAACTCCTCAGGAGTTAAGATACGCTCAGTTAAAGTAACCGTAGAAGTAGCATCAAAATCACAAGTAGCGTTTTTCAAGATAGCATCAGTAGATAATTTCTTGATAACCTCTTTGTACTTGATAGATGGTTTTACGGTAATACCACCAGCTTCGATAGTTGGTGCTGATAATAATGCAGCAGCGATGATTTGATCCTTAAATTCGCCAGCATAAGTTGTTGTAATGCTTGTTGTAGTAGCCATTATTTGTTAATTATTTGTTAAAAATTTTTGAGTAAACTGAATCTTCGATTGAACGAGTACGATTCTTTGATAATTTAAATGATGATGCTTTGCTTTCTGCCTCAGGATTAGGTACGATTGCTTCTGCACCCTCCTCAACATTTGACAATTCAACCTCTAATGTTTGCTTTGACAATTTTAAAGCCTCGTTCTCTGCCTTGATTTCAGCAAGTTCATTGCGCAATGCTTCAATTTGTGCCTCGAAGAATGTTTCCTTAGAAACTGATTCTACAATACGCTTAGGAGTTGGTGCTGGTGCTTCTGCTTCCATCATAGGCTCAACAACCTCTTCCGGTGCAGCTTCAACCTCAACCTCAACTTCCGCCTCAGCCTCTTCTTGTTTGATTTCGGCAATAATGCCCTCAACCTCAACAACCAAGATACTGCCATCTTCCATTTTGTACTCGCCTACTGGCATCGGTACAATCCCATCAGCAGTTACAATTCCAATAGAGTAATCAGGCTCAAAAGATTCAGCCTCTACAATGGTAATACCATCTTCAAGCTTCATCTGAGCAAGCTTAACCTCTAATGCAAGTAATGCCTTGATTTGGTTTAACTTGTTTTTGTAATTCATACTTATTTATTTATTTGATTAATTTACGCTTACAATAGTTCTTGGAGCATTTGTATTAACCACATTGGATGGAGCAACTTGCTCTAATAACGATCCAACACCTTGATTAATAATTTCGCCTTTGCAACAATCTTGTGAATATGTGCCATCCTCACATAAGCAAGCACGATTCCCTCCTTGTGGAGATGTAGTTTTATTCTTCGCCATCTTGTAAAATTTGAATAATTTGGTCAACAATTTTTTGCTCTTCTAATTCTAATAAACCTAATTCCTTTAATTTGTTTCTGCTATAACCTAAGGCAGACTTACCACCCCAAAGTAAATAGCTGATATATCCACAATCATTTTGCGAATCAGCATTATCGTAGTATGTTTCAGCTCTACTTAAATAAGAGTACATTCTCTTAATTGTTTCAACTGAAATTGGCTCGCCATTGGCTAATTGTTGTGCTCTTACTTTACCAGTTTGAGTAGCACATTTATTACCATTCTGCTCGTTTAATTCAATGCCTCTTTTAGCATTGTTTTTAATCTCATCGCTATAATCAGAATAAGATTCAAGCTCTACTTGTTGAGCCATCTCTAATTTATCTGCAAAATATCCCTCAATAGAAAAGCCTTTTACTTTACCATCTTTGACATCTTGCCAAACCTTGTCATTATCTGCTTTCATTGAAATCATCCAAGTACCTTGTGGCAATGAAAAGCCATAGGCATTAGATTTGTCATTTTCAGTATCATCAATAATCCAAGATTCTACAACAGTCATGCCATCAATCTTGCTATTATGTTGCAAGGTAGCATTTGACTGATTCCCATTTTTAAGGAATAATTCAGAGGCAAGCTTTACCGTTTCCTTTGAAAAGAAAACATAAAACTCATCGTTGCCATACTTACGATAAATCTGCTTGTTTGGTATTAATGCCGCACCCATCAATATCCGTTTCTCTGCATCCACTTCGGCAAGCTTAACCTCGTATTCCTTATTTAAAGCGACAAAGTTGCTCTCTATTGCAGGAAAGTCGACAAGGGAAACGGCATCAATACCATCAGTATCTTTATCAATAATCAATTCCACGATTCTCATAACCTATAAACGATTTAAAATTTGATTGTTTTATTTTCACTACATGGAGGCAGAATTCACAATATTACGATCTAAGCTTTGCGCAGTTGTTACATCCTTAGAAACTACATAAGCTTTAATAGGCTGATTAGATTGCTGGCTTAAACTTTGAGCAATCTGATTTGTGCCATTTGCTCCAACAACATTAAACGAAGGAGCATTAACCGATGCGGCTGGTGTTGCGCCTCCTCCTCCTGATGCGCCTCCACCTCCGCTTGATAATATTGCCTTAGCCTTTGAAGCTGCACTTAAAACTGCGCCAATTTGTGTTGCATAGAATATTGGGAAAGCAAAAGCAGCAGCAGGGCCAGTAGCCTTAGCAGATTTCTGAGCAATATCTAAACCCTGAATAAACCCAATAGCAGTATTGATTGCAATCTCAGTAAGTGCAGCAGTCTTAGCGGCAGCAGTTCCTTGTTCAAATAATCCACCAATGGCCCCAACTACATTGCCAACTGCGGAGGCATATTGTAATTGAGCCTGCAATCTTGCATCTAATATTCTTTGCTCCTCTTCTTTTTGTTTTAATTCATAAGCAGTACGAGCATCCTCGCTATCAGTTCTGATTTTAAGTAAATCTTCTTCTCGTTTCTTTTCAATTTCAGCTTGCTTAATTGCTCTTTCAGTTTCAAGCAAAGCATACAAATTATTTTTCTCAGTTTCAACTTGTGTAATAGCATCAATCTCTGCTGCCTTTCTCTTATACCATAAATCAAGTTTTTGCTGGTCAGTAACTGCCTGCAAATCTTCAATCTCAGTATTGTATTGTAGTTGTAATTCAGCAAGTTTTTTAAGATGCTCCTCGTACTGAGCTTGGTAATCTCGCATTGCTTTTAGCTCTGCGCTTTCTACTTTTTCTTTTTCCTTTCTTTCGGTTTTCCTAATCTTAACTCTTGACTCTGCATTTTTCTTTTCAGTCTTAGTTACTTCATTCGATCCATCAGTAAACAACTTGTTTGCATCTTGGAAAGATTTAACCGTAGCATCCCATGTACCTGCTAATTGATTATATCCAGCTTGCAATGTATCCCAGTCCAAAGTAAAAATACCTTTAAGTATTTTACCTGCACCAATTCCTGCATTTTTTATAAAAGTAAATAAGCCAACTAAGCTTGAATAAAAAATACCAATTCCCTTAGTTACATAAGGCAATGCTTTAATAGCCAAGTCAATAAAGACATCAAGCAATGGCTCCATTACCTTAAAAATTCCACCAAGTATTTTTTCAAATCCTATTAAAACTGGTTGAAGTTTTTTGGCAGCTACCTCAGAT